ACCCTATTATTGATTTAATGTCAAGCATTATTTTTTACTCGATGTGCTAAAGAATCCACTAGACAAAATTCCACTCAAAACGATTGTTGCCAACCATGTATCCAAATTTGTTGGAATCGCAAGCGATGGAAACAGGGTATTTAATGACCAGATTGTTAGTAACGGACTACCAATTATTAGTAGCACAACAACGAAAGCAATGAGAAATACTTTTAGAAATACTTTTATTCCATCAGCCATTATGCTTTCTCCTGAACAATCAGTTGATACAAATCTTCAAACTCTTCATGCTCCGCTACTTCTTGTGTGTAGTTTTGCTTATGATATACTTTAGCCATACGACTTAGAGTTTTCTTTGGCAGTTGGAACTCATCAGACATAGTCTTGATTGTCTCGCGAATTAAATCACGCTCTGCTTCCATGCGTGTCATTGAACCTGAGATTTCACCAAGCATCTTTTTGATTTTGGCACGATCGGTTGGGCTAGAAATACTTTGCGTCATGTTAGACTTTCCATTCAATACGAGTAATGTTAGAGGTGTTAAAAGAACGCCACTCTTGCTTCTCTAAATCAAAAGCAGCAACGGCATCGCCAGTTGGTGTTTTACCAGCACCCTTTGGGTGCTTGTCAGTAGGAATAACATCGCTAATCTTTGTACACAATAGACGACGAGAAGTTCCATCTTTCTTTGTAAATGTTACGGCAATCTTTGCTTCAGTCAAATATTCACGAAGATATTGAGCAAACTCTGGGTCTTTAACCAACTCTGCTGCACCATCGGGAGAAGAAGCATTCGCTAATGAAATTGCACAGATAGGACTATCACTTGTTACTGTAGGCATTATACATTTCCTTTTACTGATAAATTATCACGACCAATTGCTACTAGCCATGTGTTAAGTCTTGAAACTAAAACTTCCTCGCTTGGGTTATCGAAATTGATATCCAAATCCATTACTGTATCACCAGAGTCTTCCTCACGACTATTATATCGAAGAGAGAAATTCTCATTTATTTTCACTTTTTTCGTTGCCATAATTATCCTACTTGTTTGAAAAATTCACAAAATTGCACGAACTGTGCTGTTTCTAAAAAGAAATCTACATCATTAATTGGATGTTCATCATCGGACAATCGTTTGATATTGATATGATGAAGATCCATTTTCTTATCGTACTTGTGGTTCAATGACAGTGTATAATTCTCATTGACTTTGATGTTTTTAATCACACTTCACCACCTTTACTTTAATATATGTGTCCTCACCCTGCTCGGTCTGAACATCAGATACAAGCATTGGAGAATTTGGTCCAAAGTTTTCCCACTTAGATTTTAACACATATCCTTCAATGAACTCTCTTGTTCTAATGATGTGGATACTATCTTCTGTTTTAATTGGTGATCTTAACAAAGCTGGTACCTTTCTATAATCAATCGACATTGTCAATGTTTTCCTGTAAAAGTTTTTGAGAGTTGATTAATGCTTTCTCTGCAACCCTTAGACCATATTCCATTTCGTAGATTCTACGCTTGGCCAGTCTAAGTTCTTTGCTCAGTTTGGACTTTTCGTCCATCATCTTTTCAATATCTTTTTTTACAACAGACCAGTAGTCTGCGACAGGGGTTAGTTCACACCACTCACCTTCAATGAGTTGGTATCCATGAGAAATACGATTTTCGTCTGTCCATCTTTGACCAAGAGCATACGCAGGCGCTGGTTCTTTGTAGGATTTAAACCCTGAACCATTGATCAAATCATCAATACGACTGAAGATTTTAGGCAAATCATTTTTACTCCAAAGCATCTTCATTCTCCTCATATTCTTCACGACCATTCATTGCTGCATGAATATCACACAGTGTTGTGTGCCAACCATCAGTATATCGTTTACCTGGAGCACCACATTCTTCACAAGTACGATAACTCATCGACTCAGCAAAACTAATGTAATTGTAATGTTCATCCGTTGCTGCTTGTACATAGAAACGCAACCCACCAAACTTTTCCTTTACCTGAACTGCAACTGGAACCTTGGCAGTCTCATCATCAAGTTTTGATTTTGCGGTATCGATATCTTCTTGCGTAACTGTTTTTGTTCCATAAAGAATACCACCAACACCAACTTGCGCAAGATATTCGTAACGATCTTTGGCTTGGCGATACTTACCTGTCAACAAACCACAGAGAGCGTCAATGATATTATACCAACCACTACCACATTCAAACCCCCAGCACATTGCTGTGTTCTGCATGTTCTCATGACGATCTTTAAAGATCAACGGATACTTTGCACAGAGTGTTTCGTCTAGTTCTTTTCTCATGACCATGTCCTATGTTTTTCGGCTACCCATTCCATACCATCATACTCTTCAATTTCCCACTCAACACCATCAGGAATGTCAACAATTTTCAATTCAGAATAACCACCCTCTGCACCTTCGCCCAACTCTTCAATCACTTGAATGAGAATGGGATCATTGCGTTCGATGGTCCAGTAGAACCAATCTGGATCAGTAATACCAGCACGCTCTTTATAGAGAGCTTCAGCTTTTGCTGAAATACCAAACCCACCATAGCAACGATTTATTACAACTTTCATTCTAAATTCACCTTATAACCTTCTTGTTTAACACCCAACAACTTGTGAATCATCTTATCTTTAATCATATCGGGGATTGTCAGATAAGGAAACTCAAGGATGAAAGGACATGCTTCTTTACCCCAACGATGATCCTTCAGAAAAGATTTGTATAACTTAATGTGTTTTTCGTTATCTGCATCAAAAAAGATTTTCTGTTTGATAATACTAGCAAGTACTGACATTAATATTCTTCTCCATCTTGAGTTTCGTTTTCAGCAGCCCAGTCGTCATACTGATTCAACAAATCAGCATAATCAATTAGATCCTCTGGTAAGTTTTCAATTGACTCACGATCTGAGAAACTATATTCATAACACTCATCGTAACCATCTTCATACTTGCCAATAAAACCCATACCACCCTCGTGGTAATACGCAAGAACTTCATACTCATTCTCAGACATCCACTCGTATAGTTCTATCGGTGGAGACCATGCTGAATCAAACGATACCCAAATAGTATTATCAGATTCACGATTAAAGTCATGAACCGATGCTTCCCATTTTGTACCCCAGTTGTTTACATTCCACTCATACCAGTTTTCTTCTTCAGTTTCTGGTCTTGGACGAATCGATTCAAACAGAACCTGTTCGCTCAACTTCAAACCAGCTTCGATCGCATCGATCTTTTCTTTAGAAGCTGTAATTGTTACACTGTTATCACACCAATTAGGCATAGCATTCTCCATTTCATAATCTATAAAACTATTATACCCGAAACTTGAATTTTCGTCAAGTAAGTATTGCAATTATCGAGAGACAGAAAGTTCTGCATCTGGTGTATCCCAGCAAGCATTGCGATACTTGTAAACAAAATCAACCAATCCTTCGTAAGTTCCCCATCCATTTTCTGGATTAAACTTTTTGAATTTCTCTGGATCTGACAATAGAATATTGAATCCCTCATCAAGCATATCAACAATGTCTTCGGCAGTTTTCCAGCCATGTTCGTCTGGACGCCAAAGAGCCTGATATAATGTTTTACCATTACTCAGAACAACTTCCCTAGCCATAGCACCTAAGTTGTGTGTAATGTTAGCACTATACACTGAGGATGGTTGAACAACCATCAAATATACATCTAAACTCATTTTATTTCCTTAGAATCATCCGCGATATCTTTGTCTTCCCGTAGTTCGACAAATACAGGGAGGAACAAACTTTCTTCACCAGCTTTATTTTTAATTCGAGCATTATATTTGATTGCGACAATCTTACCAAGAAGATCTTTCTCTTTATATGTCTTACGATGCGTGTCATTGAATCCACTTCCTACATTAACTTTGACAATACCATCGGCAGACTCGCAGATTATTGCACCCAGCCAATCAGGTTTCTTTTTGTGTGGCTCAGTACCAACGATCTTTAGATCACATTCGAGTTCGCCTTTGAACTTAATTTGGTGCTTTGCTCGTTTATCTTCCCAAACACCTGAGCCATCTTTCAAGATAATACCTTCCAAACCTTCGGCAAGATATCCCTCGAAAATTTCTGTTGCTTCCTCCAGTGTACTTACAATATTACTTGTAACCAACCAGACTCGCTTGTTTTTTGATTTAATTTTATCCACCATAGTTTTCAACTTGGCGAACCGAGTTGCGTATGGTGTATCACTGTAACAGTCAGTAAAGAACACATAAGGTAACATGTCCCATACTGTTGCATGAATCAACCCTGCTTCTGTTTCTGATATAGTTCCCTTGTTCGCTTTATTGAGGATTCCATTGCCAGTCTGGCGATCAGCAAACTGATGATCACCATCAAACATAACCATGAGTTCACCATCAAAAACATAATCGCCACCATCAGCCATTTTAAGGAATTGATCATCTAAGTT